TCCGGCGCGGTCCTCCGGTCTTGGTCCGGCTCCTGGTCCGGCGCGGCCATTTCCGAAAGCAACCGCGATTTTTCCGCCCCCTACACCGGGCCGAAAATTTCCAGCGATTTTCCCGGCGAGGTATTTTACGCGCACGGTCTAAGTCTTGTTTCCTGGTATATTAACGCCCCCCTATAGTCCCCCCACGGCTGGTAAAAATTAACTGGAAATTCTGGAGGCTTCCCCGGCGCAAATGTTCCGGCTTTCGCCGTTTTCGCCAAAAAACACCCCGCATTTTTTGTGCAAAAATATTTCCCCAGTCCCCCTATAGGGGGGACGTGGGGAACGGTTTCAGGGGGGTTGACGGCGCAAAAATCCGCCGCTATTATGCGAGGCAATCCCAGGCCGCACGGCCCCGGCCCAATGAACCGCCGCCGGTCCTGTAATGCGGACCCGGCACGGCTTCCCCCTTGCGCTACATCATCGGTCCGGCACTCTGTTGTGCCAAACAGCCAAAACGACCGGCACTCTGTTGTGCAATTCTCCAAACTTGAAAAAACCGCTTGACAGCGGCACAGCAGAGTGCTATGATGCAGACATCCCGAACGGCACAACAGAGTGCCAAACGGGGCGGCACCTTGAAAACCGAACGTATAGCCACCGGGCAGGTGAGAAGTTGCCCGGCAAAGTTGAACGCACAACAGCGACCGCAAGCGGCTAAAGACTTGCGGACCTCCCAAACCCCCGCAAGGCCGACGGCATCCGCCGCCGCTGGTGAAAGTCCAGCCGCTGGAGCAATCCGGCGGGCGCTCATGGGGGAATCCCCGGATAACATGAAAACCATTTGACAGGCGAAAGCCGGAAGGGAGATACAAACATGGCAAACGAAATTTTCAAAATGGACCGCTTCGCAATCGAGATTGTTTCCTCTGGTTGATTCCTGGACGACGACCCCGGATTCAGGGGGAAAACCTACAGCGTACAAACCTACACCATCCGCCTGAACCATGTAGCACTTGACGCATGGCGGGCCGCTACCGCCACGGATGACCGCGAGGACGACGAAACCTGGGCAGCATGGCACCCAGGCGAGGACCGCCAGACCTACCGGGCCGCAGTAGAAAAGCGCAAGGCAGAATTTGATTCGCAGGTTGCCGCCGCGCTGCAAATTACTGGAGCGGCTACCGGCAGTTTTTCCGTTGTGCAAGTCCTCTCCGAAATTTTCGCGGTTGTCTATATCCCCGCCGCGAACTAATCCCCGCAAGGCCGACGGCATCCGCCGCCGCTGGTGCAAGTCCAGCCGCCGGACAACCCCGGCGGGCGCTCATGGGCCACAAGCCCAAAACCACAAAACGGAGGTATCACCCATGACCAGAGAACAGCTAAACGCCAAACTTGACCGCACGGACATTAGCGGCATCGGCGTGGAGTGCATAGCCGCCAACGGCTCCACGGTTTATTATTTCTATGAGGACTTCGACGGCCCTGCAACCGGTATTGAAAGAGCTATGAAACAGCTCTACCCGCTGATGGACAAGGGCAAAATCCAAAAACTTACATTCATTGAGCGTCGCCACTAATCAACCGCCCGCAAGGCCGACGGCATCCGCCGCCGCTGGTGCAAGCCCAGCCGCCCACACCGGGCGGGCGCTCATGGGCCGAAAAACCCAAAACCACAAAACGGAGGTACACAGAATGGCAGCAGTTGAAAGAATCGTCCCCGGCACCTTCTCCAAGGTCCCCGGCGGATATGAGCAGAAGGTTGACGAGCGCACAAAAATTTTTGTCCCGGATATGTGCGCGGCCAGCTTCATCCCCGAAACCGGCGAGCTTCACGGCCACGCCCCCGACTATGACGCGCTGGAAACGGCCAAGGCTCCCGCCGTCCAGGCGGACAAGCCCGGCGAGTATGCCTATTACTACGAGACACAGCACGCGCCCACCGGCTGCGACTTCTCCGCCGATCTGGCCTATTATGGCAAGCACTATTTTCTCCGACCGCTCCGCGACGATCTTCCCCGTCTCCACGGGCGCGGCATCACCTACGACGAGGAACGCGGCACCTACATGGTCACGCTTCGGGCCTATGACAAAATCAAAGAGCAATACCGCATCAAGAAAGAAATGTGCTTCGACTGACCCGCAAGGCCGACGGCATCCGCCGCCGCTGGTGCAAGCCCAGCCGCCGGACAATCCCGGCGGGCGCTCATGGGTAAACCACGAATCCCAAAACTAAAACGGAGGTACGCAAGATGAAACTGTATATCAACGACGCCCTAATGGGCGATTGCAAGAGCTATGAGCAGATCAGAGAGGCCCCCCGCCCCGGTTGGCTGTTCCGCATGGAAACCGGCCTGAATATCTTTATCCGGTTTGACGAAATCCGCAGTTTCACTTCCTGCGGAGAATTGAGAATCATTGAGAAGGGCGCGTGACCCGCAAGGCCGACGGCATCCGCCGCCGCTGGTGCAAGCCCAGCCGCCCCGCAACGGGGCGGGCGCTCATGGGTAAACCCCAGGACCCAAAACCAAAACGCAGGAGGAAAAGCCATGTATTACGAAATCAACGAGGAAACCGCCCGCCGCGCAAACGACATGAACTCCATGCGGGACTACCGCCCCGGCAGCGCCACCGCCGAATACCGCGCCGCCGTGGACGAGGCCGCCGCCCTGGTGGAGCGCCGGAAGCAGAAAGTCAGCGCTTTCTATCACGAAAAGCTGGACGCACTTCTGGAGCGCTATTCCCGCCGCCTTGCCGCCTACTACAACGACTACTACCGCAACGAGGCCGCTTGTCCCTCCATCCTCGTTTCCGGCGGCAGTAACTTCCCTGTCCGCAAGAAGGAAAAGCAGAACTCCCGCCGCGAAACCCTCATGCGCGAATACAACGAAATCCAAGGCATCTTGTCCAAGATCAAGAGCGTTGGCACCGGCCCCATTGACTTCTCCGACCCCCACGCCCGCGAAATGCTGGTGGAGCGCCTGGAGAGCGCCAAGGCCCTCCACGAATCCAAAAAGCAGGCCAACGCCTACTACCGCAAGCACAAAACCCTGGACGGCTGCCCCGGCATCACGGAAAAGGACCGCGAATGGCTGACCCGTCCCGGCGTCTTTGCAAAAGGCGACGGCTCCCCGCTTGCCCTGTACGGCGTCCCGTTTCCGGCCTACGATCTCCAAAGGGACACCGCCGACATCAGGAGCTACGCGGCCCGCCTGGAGGAGTACGACCGCCTGCAAGCCCAGCGCGACGCCGACACCGACACGGAATTTGACGGCGGGCGCATTGTCCGCAACGTGGAGCAAAACCGCCTGCAAATCCTCTTTGACGGCAAACCTGACGAGGAAACCCGCGCCGCCCTGAAAAGCAACGGCTTCCGCTGGTCCCCCAAAAATCAGGCATGGCAGCGCCAGCTTACCCGAAACGCAGAGTACGCCGCCCGTCAGGTCCTTGACCTCATAGCCGCGCCCCCGGCTCCCGCTCCAGAGGAGCAGGCCGAACCCGCCGCCCCCCAGGAGATCGCCCCGGCGGAGGCCGACGAGGCCGACAGCTTCCCCCAGTATTCCATCCCCGGCGCATAACGAACCGGCCCGCCCCGGAGGTTACGAGGGCGCACAAAACGAAAGGAAGGTACACGGAATGAGAAAGTTTGAGTTATTCATGTGCCGCCTTGGAAACGGCGTCACGGTCTGCAACAGCGCCGTCCAGGAGCACGGCGACTACAAGATGATTGCCCACATTGCGGAGTGCGGGAAGATCAAGTGGTACATCGACCCACAGGCCGTCCCGGCTGACGCCCTGGAGCGCATCGAGCGCACCGCCGCCGAGGAGCGCGAGGCATGGGAAAAGCACCTGTCCTGCATTGGAGAGGCCCGCGCCTATGGCTATCTGCTGGACAACGTGCCCCACGCCGATTTTATGCACGTCGTCCGGGACATGAAGGAGGCCAGCCGGACAGAACAGATCGAGTATCTGAAATCCGCCTACATCAAAGCGGCATGGTAACTGTCCGCACACCCGCAAGGCCGACGGCATCCGCCGCCGCTGGTGCAAGCCCAGCCGCCCCGATCAGGGCGGGCGCTCATGGGTAAGCCACGAAACCCAAAATCCAAAAGGAGGACCACGAAATGGATTATCACGGCTTCCGCTCCGTAAAGGAGTACGAGAAGGAGTGCGCCCGCGTCGGCTTTTCCACGCGGCGCATCCCCTTCCATAAGGGCAACGAAAAGTATTTTGCCCTTGTCACCAGCCCGCCGAAAACCGGCACCAGCATAGAGGCGTGGACCCTGTTCACCGCTGACGAAACGGCGGTTGTTCTGGACGGCATTATCAGCGGCGGCATGATGGACCCGGCAAAGTATATGCGCGACGGCCTGGACGTGAATTACCTTGGCAAGCTGGCCGCCCACGGCTACTACCCGGACAGCCCGGACGAGGCCGCAAATCCCGCCCCGGCTCCCGCTCCTTCCCTGGAGATCGTGGAGGACGGCACCGACTTCCCGCAGTTTTCTCTCCTGTCTATGTAACAAAATCCTGTTGCGTGCCGCACTATGACGTGCTATAATCGCAGTACAAACACAAAATCGAAAAGGAGGTTTTGCCCATGAACGAAACGAAATCCCAATGCTTCCCCGCTTTCCGCCTTGTGGCAGCGTTTGACGACGGCCAGCGCCTCACCTTCGACGGCTTCACCTACGAGCAGGCGCACGACGCCATGGAGGCCGCCCAGGACGAACACGGGGATATTACCTGGTTTGACGGCGTGACCGATGAACACTACGAAAACGGGCGCTTTTACGCCGCTGTCCCGCCTCCGCCGCACAGCCCGTTCCCGATCATCGACACGACCGGCGACCCCAATTTTGAGCAGCAAAGCCTTTTATAGCACGATACCGGAAGGAGGCCACGATATGCCAGCGAGCGAAAAGAAGGTCAGCGCAAAGAAGCGGATAACAAACGACCGCTACAACAGCAAGTGCGACGCAATCAACATCCGCCCCATCAAGGAGCAGGGCCAGAAGATCAGGGAGGCCGCCGCCGCCGCCGGTCAAAGCCTCCAGGGGTATATCCTCCAGGCCGTTGCCGAACGCATGGAGAGAGACAGCCAGAAATAGCCTACAACCCCCATTTCCACGGAGACGGGTATTAACCCTCACGCAAAAGCAAAAGCCCTCCAGAGGCCGCGCAAGCGGTCCCCGGAGGGCTTT